CTCAACAGCAACACGCGCGGTAGCCGTCAACGACGAACCAGAATCCTGATAAACCTCAGCAACAACATAGTCTGTCGAACCGTTACACGTCACCGTGGTTGTTGTAGACAGGCCGTTTCCGTAAACAGACAAGAGAGCGGTAGTAGCAACGATGGAACCGTTAAAACTTATCTGGGTGCGCCTATAAGAGGTTGCGTTATTCGCAAACACGTTTGAAACTGTCACCCGATAAACACCTGCAACCGTCGGAGTGATACGATCCGTATTCGTCGCAGCCGAGTGCCAGCCCAATGGGTCAATAATTTCTGTGTAGAGAAAAGAAGCCGCCCCAATCGGATAATTAGTACCCGAGACCGCTGACCTCGTCGCTGTTCCGTAAAACATGGCCGCACCCGAAATAGGATACCAACCCGCAGCACTAGCACCACCAGGATTCGTTGAAGCGTTGTAAAGTTCAAAATACTGCCAAGCAGTTCCCGAATCATTCAACCAAGAAACCATACCCTGAGAAGGAGCAGCCAAAGCAGAAGTACGAGCCGCCGAAGAAGCAAACACCATCGTGCTCTGGTCAACAGCGTAGCCCTGTAAGTTTGCGGCGGTCAACACCTCACCAGCCGCAAAAAGCTTGTAACCAAGACCTGCCATTTTATACTCCTAAAATTCCTGTATCAAGACGGCCCTGAACCGGGTCGTCTAAAATGAACGAGTTATATCCGAGCGCGTAATCTAATTGTATCGTAGCCGTGAATAACCCCGGCGTAGCATCATACCTCACGCCCGAAATGAGCAACGCTGGCACATTGATTGGATCAGTGGTGCCCACAGTCCCAGGTGGCAACCAATAAGCAGAAGTCAAATAGCCAATGTCAATCGTGCGAAAATTCAGCGTCGGTTTTTCTTTACTCTCAGACACCTCACTCGGAACAAACAAATCAAAGTTCTCAAGATTGAACGTCACTTCACGCGGAATAAATGCTGGCTCACCATACAGCGTCACAATGCCGTTAGCGATTGACTGCATCTCAGTAGACGAAGCAACCAACACGTCATAAGAACTTGGACGCTGCCCATACTGAGTAACCGACGCAGAATTAGAAGCCGTCGCCGTCGCCGGCACACTCGCATTAGTCAACGTCACCGTGTTAAACATTCGGTCAAACGAATAATCAAACATCACATCACTCGAAGTGCTGTTGATATCACCAACAACATTCGTAACACGAATATCACTGAACACTGAAACCGCGTTGCGAGACTCAAACGTCAAAGTCCCCAAGCGATCCATGTAAAACTGACCAAACTCAGACTGGGCAACCTTAGACAAATACTCGAGCACGCTCACGTTCTCAATGGTTTCCGCCGCCAACGTCGAATAACCATTATCCACAGCCTGGCTAGAAACCGGCCAACCAATATTCGACAACACGCGGCGAACACGAGCACCCGACAACTCCGCCGGTGCACTAATCGACGTAATGATTTTGTTAGCCAAATAACTGAAAGCATCAATCACCCGAACAGTAACCGTCGCATCACCATCTAGCGTGTAGTCATACTCCCAAGAATCCACATACCCCGAAAAGACTGTTGCAGTAGACGAACCCTGAGTGAGAAACAGCGAGAACTGTCGCCCCGGATACAACTCACCATAAAGTGCTGACGACGTATTTACGGGATCGAGCAACCGGTCACGATTATCGAAAACAACCGTTGCCGAACCCGCACTGAAATTGTCGAAGAACGAGTTGCGGCCTCGAGACCACGAAGCGGAACGAACCTCAGCACCAATAGACGTGAACAAATACCCGAGAACGCCCGTATCAAGTTGGTCAGTTCCCAACGTGAAACCGCTCGTCGTCTCAAGCGAAGCAGTAACATCCAACCCAAGCATCACGCACCCGCAAACACAGGGCCAGAAGCCTTCTCATAACGTTTGATATACGCCACAATTTGCTGACCAATAGTCTGCGGATCACCCACACCAGTCTGGACCGTAATGTTGTAAGTCGAACCGCCCATCGAACCCATGCGATCAAGAGGGATAATCGCCTCCGGTCCCGCCTCACCAACCAACAGATTAGGTGTCGGCCTCATAACAATGCCACCCTCGGCCATCGGAGTTTGACGACCCATCGCCGGGCGAATTCGAGCAGGCAATTCAGAAAAGCCAGGCAAGTCAATTTCCTGTCCGGTAATAATTTTGATTGCGGTCACAATTTTATCAAGCATTGTCCCAAAGGGGTTCAACGTCTGGCTGATTGTGTCAATGACGCTCTTAAACAACCATCCCCAGTCGCCAAGAGCCTTCTGAGAATCACCCAACCACTTGTTAAACGCAACACCAAAATCGGTGATCGTCCTAATAACGAAAGCAACATCCGAAAGAGTCTTAAAAGCGTTCCCGGACTCTTTAGCCATGCCACCCAAGCCTTGAGAACCAAGAGTCACAAGATTATTAAAGATAGGCAAAAGCTCGTTCAAAAGCGGCAGAGCGTCATTGGCCAAGTTTGTCATCGAGCCAAGAACATCCGGCAAAAACTCAAGCATCTCGGAAAAGCCCGCCGAAGCATCCTCAATGAAAGTAGCAAACTCAGGAGAAGCAACAAACGCGTCAACAGCCTCCTGAATAATCGGGATAGCCGCCTCAAGTGCAGGCAAAAACGCGCTACCCAAATTCTCTTGGAAGTCCTCAAGAATCGCCTGCAACCGTAGGAACGGATTAGCGGCAGCCTCCGCCGCCCCCTCAAAGGTTGTACCAAGTTCACCAATCAGGTAATCCTGCGCGGCAATCTCACCATTCGTCTCAAGCGTTTGATTGTAAATATCCTTTTGAGCCTCGGTAAAAACAATGCCAGCGCGCAACAACTTGCTAAGTGCCGTGGACTCATCACCCGCCACCTTGATAAAGGCCGAACCAATAGCCTCCACAGACTTCCCGGTACCAGCCGCAACATCAAGCGCAACCTTCGCCATATTCTTCAGGCCATCAACACCCTTAGCGGCCAACTCAGGAACAGCAATAAAGCCACGAATAACAGAATTGATGACCTCATCATCAACACCCGTAAGTTTCGACAACTCAGTTGTGTAAGCCGTCAACTGTTTGACCGCGCCACGCACCTCATCTTCCGTCTTACCGAACGCGCCCGAGTTCTTAGCAATCTGCTCAAGCGATCTAGCAACTGACTCACTCTCAGCAGCCGCCTTAATAGATGAAATACCGAAAGCCACAGCACCAGCAGCGGCCGCCGCAAACGCCGCACCCGCAGCAATACCAAACCCGCCAGCAAGCTTCCCCAACTTGTCAAGTCCACTCGTCGCCTGCCCGATACCCTTTGAGTCAAACTTAGACAGAATACTCAGATTAATTGGCATTAGCGATCCATCTCATTCGTAACAATGCGCTCAAACTTCTCAACAACCATGACCGCGGCGCGATTCAACAACAACCGTTGCGCCCAAAAATGCCTCCACGCGATACGGTTACCGCCCTTACCCTTCAGCGTGCCAAACATATCCGTCATCATCGCAATGAAATGCGTGCCCTGAGGGGTATTCCCGGCAGCACCACGACGACCTGCAGTCTCAGCAGCAATATAACCAGGCGCGCCCTTAGGTGAATCAACCTTGATAGACAACAACGGGGTCACATCTTTTTTACGCGAACGCGCCAACGAAATAGAAACCTTTGTCACAGCACCACGCCAAATCAGCGACCGCGCAGAATAGCCGTCCATGTTTGACAATGGCGGAGTTACCTGAATCTGCGACTTTATTTTAGAAGCCATATCGTTGGCAGTCCCGCGCAACTCTTTCCGAAACTGAGTCGCCAACTTAGAATCAATCTCTTTAAGTTGCGCAACCATCTCACGCACACCAGTGATGGTGACTGGATAAGTAATCATTGAACAACTCCCTAAGCCAAGTTTACCGCTTACGAGCGCGGTTTATGCTTCGCAATTAGGTAGCGTTCCATAGTCCACAACATTCGCGGAGACAGTTGAACAAGCTCGCGGGGACTAATGCCCGTCTCGCACGCAATCACAGCAAGATTCCAATGAACCGACGTTGCGCCGAGACCCGCTATTTTTTTACTTCAGGAACCTCGATGGCACTAATCAATTCGGCGTAAGCCTCAAACTCGAGCGTGGTTTGCTTCGTGCGAGTCTCAGCCTTCCACGCGATGAACACCAGCCAAGACAGGCGAACACCCTTCTGGAAGTCGGCCACCGACTTGTCGAACCTGTCCTCGAAAGCCATGAGGTCGCTAACGATTGCCTGCACTTCTCTCGAAGAGCCATCCACGAACTTGATCAGTAGGTTAATGGGATTCATGGCTACGCAGTACCCCGAGTGATACCCGAGCCCGCAAGAGGCCACGTCACATCGCGTGTGCTGAGGTCGCCCACGGATCCAGACACGGGATTCGTTTGCGAGACAAGGAACACGCCACTATAGGAGGGGTTCGATGCGCTCACACTGCCCGACGTAGGAACAACAACCACGGTGGCGTTAGAACCAAACAGATTCCAAATTGTTGAGTCAACAGCACCCGAACCGGTGGTTGCGAAATCGTTGTGGAATGAAAGCGTGATGCTTCCATCCTTCAGACCTGCCACGCGGGTGCGGAAACCACCGGATGAACCGAAGGCAGTGGTGTCAACTTCGTCAGCGGATACATCCAGAGCCACGCTCATGAGGTGGTCAGAAAAATCCACTCCGTTGATTGTCGTCTTGACATCGGTAAGAACGAACTTAGCCATTTTTTATTTCTCCATTATTCTGCGTAGACCTGAACTGCGAAATCTGCGGCGAGATATGTTTGCTGCTCACCTAAGTTTAGCGCACCTAGCGTGCTCATTTCGGAAAGGCGCACATCAAAAGCCGAGCCACCAAGTTGACGATCAGACTGCACCGCCGTCTTTATCGAGCGTTCCCCATTACCTGCGTAAGCGTCGAGCTTGCGCTGTGCGTCTCGTTCAGCCACCCGACCGACCACAAGTGTCACCGTGAAATTGTAGAGCGTCATACCGCGGTTGAAGTCAAGGTCGTAGGAAATATTGTTCAACGCGATTATCGCGACCGGCGGGCTCGGGTTGTCCGGAATGGTGTCGGCGACGCGAAGCCCCGAAATCGTGGCAATGTTCGCCGCCAACCCTGCGCGAATCTCCGCGATACTCAACCGGCACTTACCTTCCGGAACGGCATAATCAAAGCTTCCACGTCGGGATCCTGTCGGCCCACTCGCATCGAACCCATGTCATTGGAAATTACGCCCATCGGGCTATCAAGCCGCTTAAAGATTCTCATGGCCAGAATGACCGTTGCTTGCCGGATAGCCGCCGGAATCGCAGACCAACCAAAAACGCCCACAACCTGCATAGACGCCTCCAAATTGTAAATAGTCCCCGTAGCCCATGCGGGTAACAAATAGTCCCCCACAGCGCGTATACGAGTGTAAGGATGCCCCGTAAGCCCACCGGCGACACCGTTCAACGGCTCAAGCTGGTAATCGCTCGTCGTCCAAGTGGTGTCATACGTCACACCGTCGCTGGAACTCTTCAGAGTCGTTATCGAAATGATGTCGTCAGTGTTCATGTAGTAGACGTTCGTGGGCGCGTAAACCCGCGTCCCGGACGTGGAGTAAAACACGCGCTCGCAATAGCCGTCAATCTCGCGTGAGGCCGACTCAATAGCCAACTCAAGCAAACTGTCATCAATGGAATCAGCAACGCGCAACGCCGCCTTCAACTCGGCAAGCGAACAATATCCATTGGTTATGGCCATGACTCTAGTTTACCGCGTCACACCATAAAAATAGAGGTCACACGAGACCGGGTTATATTCAAAGCCAAAATCCGCGAACATAGTCGGCAAATCAAACACGTCCCGAAAATCCTGCTCAGTCAAGTTCATGTAATAATCATTCGTTACCGGCGAATCACCCGGATGCGCCGAGTGCGTGCCATGCTCCGCCCGACCCGTCGAAGCACAAGTGAAAAAGACATACTTGCCACTCATACGCGCCATATTCGCAAACGTCGCCACCCACTCACTGTTGTGCTCAAAGCACTCCGCCGACACCACAACATCCCACCAGTTGTCAACGTAATCCAAATCCTGCCCGGCACACACACGATCCACACCAGCACCCTCCACCAGGTCAACGCCCACATACTCTTTAGCGTCAAAAAAATCGCGCACCGTCCCGTTGATATTCAACGAACCAACCTCCAGCACACTCACACCCGTGAACGCGTCCGGGAAACTATCCCGCATCTTCTCAAAAAACACTCGTTGCTCCGCATGAGCCATCATTTGCTCCAATCGTTAGCGCGTCGAATCTTCAAAGACCATTCACCGGCAGACCTATCGCCCCGGTCAACCTTCCGCAAAAAATAGGTTTCATTCGCCCCATACGTTCGCGCATTACTCGCCGCCCACTCAGGCGCGTGAACTGTCCCCTGCTTCACATGAGAGTGCCCTACGTCAGCCCGGTGGATTTCTACACCCGACACTTCACACCGGCGCTGGTAGTCATCATCCTCAAAATTGGCGGGAAACAGGTTCTCATCAAACAACCCCACCCGGTCAACCACGTTCTCACCCACACCGAAAAACTGCCAGTGCGGCCACGCCTCACAAATCGTCACACGATCAGGGGAACACTCACCCGCAAACTTCTCCAACGCACCAGGCGCAAACACCACATCATCACTAGCAACAAACCACCACGGGGCGAACGGTTGCACTTTGATACCAAGGTTCCATGAACCCGCGCAACCAAGATTTGCTGGCATATTGAAAACCTGATAATCGGCGACACAATCCGGGATAGCGTCAGTGCCCACAAAAAACTCGTCCGGATGATTATTCACAATCAGCAAAAACCCCACCGGGTAGTCAATGCTCGCCAACATTTGCACCAACAAATCATGCCGGGTCAACGTCGGAACAACCATCACCGGAATCATTTGAAGAACTCGCGGAAGAAAGGTAACCAACCCCACCTAAAAACTTTCTCCACGTCGAACTGAGACGCGAAATCGCGTGCAACCCGTGACGGCCCACGATCCGCCTTGAAAGCCTCCGACAGGGCGTTCACCAAAGAATCTACGCTCGGAATTTGAAACCAAGCCTTCTGGGGTTCATCCCAAAACGGGAAGCCCTGCAACAACCAACCATCCTCCGCAACCAAGTCTTGTGTCGCCGCCCAACCCGAAGCAATCACACGAGTGCCACACGATTGCGCTTCAATGACGGGAACGCCGAACCCTTCCCCAAGCGACGGATTAGCCAACACGTCAAATGCCGAGTACAACGCGGCCATGTCCTCTTCAGAGTAACCGGCGCGCAACCTGCTCATCTCCGGGAAAATAATTGAATCACCGGGCACACCACACGCTTGCATCAATGTGGGCAAATCAAACCCGCCCATGATTCCGCTCGGTTCTGCGTGAATGTAAAGTTTGGCTGTTGGGTGTGCCTTCACAAAAATGCTCCATGCAAGCACGAGTTCGGCGTAAGCCTTTCTGT